AAATAACATACGGCACACTATTACGAACAGCGATATTATTTTTATCGCTTTTAGCAACAATTCTCACAACGCTTGTTGGAGTATTTCCAAACGCTAAATGGATAAGTATTACAGCGTTCATAGTATCGTCAATAGTTAGTTGGTGGAAGAACAACAGTTTTACCGAAGCCGCGATTACGGCAGACCAAACACTGCAAGAATTAAAAAACCAATAAGGAGAAATAAAAATGGATGAATATCTTGATAAAGAATTAAATATCGAAGTCGAAGATGGCGAAGTCGGAGATTTAGACGAGAACTCAAATATATAGAGGAGAACGCGTAAATGGTAACAATCAGACAAATGTTAATGCCAGCGGAGTTGCAGGTAAAAAACAAGTTATCGGCACAAGTTCCGAAATGGATAACAGTCCACAACACAAGCAACGATGCTTCCGCTAACAATGAAATTACATATGCAAACCGAACGGATAGAGTATATCCGTGGGTATGCTATCACTACGCCGTAGATGATAAAGAAATAGTTCAGCAACTCCCGCACGAGGTTCACGGCTGGCACGCGGGAGATGGTTCAAAAGGCGAGGGCAATATGGCAAGTATCGGAATTGAAATATGTTACAGCAAGTCAGGCGGTGAACGCTTCGACAAAGCCGAACAAAACGCCGCAGAGTTAATAGCGAGTATTTTGAAAAAATACAACTGGGAAATAGACCGTGTTAAAAAGCACAAAGACTGGAACGGTAAAAATTGCCCTGATAGAACGTTAGCCTACGGATGGGAACGCTTTTTATACAAAATTTCAACAGCGTTAGATGGCGCAAGTTCAACACCGCCAGCAACATATCAGCCGCCCGCAAAGAAAAGCATTGAGATTATCGCAAAAGAAGTCATTAACGGCGAGTGGGGTAACGGCGTAGAACGCAAAAACAAACTAACCGCAGCGGGTTATGACTATGCGACGGTGCAAGCGGCAGTTAATACTATTTTAAGCGGAAAATCAACAACAGCAACCGCACAAGCGGCAACCGCACCGGCTAAAAAGTCTATTGATGAAATAGCGAAAGAAGTAATAAACGGCAAGTGGGGAAACGGAGCAGAGCGTAAAAATAAACTCACCGCAGCGGGTTATGACTACGCCGCAGTGCAAAAGCGAGTTAATCGGTTAGTTTGATATAAAAACAATTAAAGCAGCGGGCATTAATGCCGGCTGCTGTTTTTTGTATGTTCGGTGGTTATGCACAAATTATTTACGCTACATTTGTGGGATATTTTATGTAAAAACACTTGACAACACGTTAAATAACGTGTATAATATACATATCGCAAGGAGATAATAAAAATGCCAATGACACCTAAACAAATGATAAAACACCTTGAACAAAATGGATTTGTAAAGGTTAGTCAAGTTGGTTCTCACGTAAAACTAATAAACTATAACACGGGTAAAACAACAATAGTAGCGAACCATACAAAAGATTTACCACGTGGCACGGAGCAAAAAATATTAAAGCAAGCAGGGCTAAAATAATCAAAAGGAGTTTACTATGAAAGCATTATATTATCCAGCTATTATAACAATAGAGCAAGATGGGATAACAGTAGATGTTATCGGTCTTGACGGTTGTATTACCTGCGGAAATACGATAGACGAAGCGTATAAAAACGCAATCGATGCAATCGGGCTTTATCTTACTAATGAAAAAACAAACGAAATAAATATTATCCCGCCTACGTCAGAGTATGGGGTTAAATTAAATAAAAACGAACGTATTATGTATGTTCGTTTTGACCCCGAAGAATATCTTGAAAAATATTCTAAAAAAGCAATAAATAAAACGGTTTCATTACCATATTGGCTTAATGCACAAGCGGCAAGAGCCAACGCTCCTTTTTCTCACATACTACAAGAGGGATTAAAGGAATATCTACACTTAAAATAACAGCAAATTTTAACAAAACCTACAAACCGCTTGTATTCACAGGCGGTTTAATTTTCACAAAAAAGACGAACACAACAATGGGCAAACACTACAACCACCTAACATTTACCGACAGGCTACGAATAGAAACGCTAAAACGCGAGGGATATAAAAATTCATATATCGCGCTACGTATCAAAGTGCATCCGTCCACAATCACACGAGAGTTAAAGCGCGGAACGTATCAGCGTTTAGACGGCAGCGCGTGGAAATATCACGAAGCATACAGCCCCGACATAGCACACGACAGATATAGAGCAAACCTAAAAGCAAAAGGTGTATCACTTAAAATAGGTAATGACCACGCACTCGCAGAGCATATCGAGCATAAAATAACAAAGCAAAAATACTCACCCGCCGCCGTATTGGGCGAAATCAAAGCGCAGGAGTTGAAATTTAACACTACAATATGCGTAGCAACGCTATATAATTACATATCAGCGGGAATATTTTTAACGCTAAGAAATAAACACTTGCCAATCAAGGGCAAAAAACGACCGTATCATAAAATTAAACGCCGCCCTGCACGTCCGCCAAAGGGCGAGAGTATAGAAAAACGCCCGCAAAAAATTAACGAGCGTAGAGAATTTGGACACTGGGAGATGGACAGTGTAGAAAGCGGACAAAGCGGCAAACGCACACTACTGGTTTTAACCGAACGCAAGACACGCAAAGAGATAATAATTCCAGTAGCGGAACAAACTTCGGCTTGCACCGTTACGGCGTTAGACGAATTACGGCTGAAAAACGGAACTATATTTCACAAGTTATTTAAGTCAATCACAGTAGACAACGGCAAAGAATTTCAAGACTATTATGGAATGTCGCGGTATACTAAAATTTACTACTGCCACCCGCGTAATCCGCAGGAGCGTGGCAGTAATGAAAACGCCAACAGACTAATACGGCGGTTTTATCCAAAAGGCACTAATTTTGACAAAGTCAATAATTCCGAAATCGCAGAAGTTGAGGATTGGATTAACAATTATTCGCGTCAAATATTCGGCTGGCACACGTCAAACGAAATGTTCGCGGGAGAGTTAGCAAAGTTACGGACGTGAAATAAATTTAAGATATTTATTAGTTAGGCTTTCCACAAGAAAGCCTGTTTTGCTGTGGAGTTATTGCAGATTGTGATTTTTTTGTGGGAATACTGAACAAATTTTTGTGTGGATTTTGTTCATTTCGTAGAAAATGATGATTTAATTGCACTTACTATTGACATTTACCTTAAAACATTATATAATTAAACGCAAGGAAACCAAACCGTTCCTTGCGTTTAATTTTTTTAGGAAGAAAACAAAAATGAAACAAATAAAATTCACTCCCGCGATGGCGTATATGGTGCAAATCGGCAGTAAAACACAAACCCGCCGCCCTGTAAAGCGCGAATCCTCAACCGGCATTCAGATGTTAAATCAAAAATACGAATATCGAGATGTCGTTGAAGTTTTATAAGAACGTGAAAACGGCGAAGTAATAGACACAGGCATTAAAATTGAAATATCAGGTGTAAGTATAAAACGTTTGAAAAATATTACTACGCAAGATTGCTACTATGAACTCGGCGAGAGCGAAAACAAAATAAACGATAAAGCAATTAAAAAAATGTTCGCCGAACTTTGGGATAGCATATACGGTCAAACCGAGTATAAGTATAAAAATAACCCATATGTGTGGGTTTATGAATTTGAGTTATACAAAGCAAGAGAGATAAAATAATGGAACACTTACTAAAAACAACCCCCGAAAGTTACGAAGCGATAAAGCAGGGAACAAAGACATTTGAAATTATCCAAAACGACAGCGAGTATAACGTTGGAGACATTATTATACTTCGAGAGTTAGACCCTAATATTTGTATTGATGTAAAAATTACATATGTTCAAAAACTAAACGATTATACAATTTTAGGAATAGTTCCAGGACTAAAAATTAACGGCAATACAAATTATAAATGCTCAAATTGCAAAGGTAATTTAGATTGAGATTATAAATATACCATAACTCGCAGACATTGGTCAGCAAGTGAAAGAAACAGACGAGAAAAAGCACTTTGTGAAAAGTGCGCAATTAAAAAAAGGCTAATTTCATTATTTATTCAATAATACAAAAAAGGAGCATAAACAAAATGAGCCAAAAACATTTAACTTACATACAACGTCAAAGACTTGAAAAATTTGTTGAAACAAGCGGCAGTTCACTAAAAATAATAGCCCGTGAGTTTGACTGTAATATAGCCACAATATACAGAGAATTAAAGCGCGGAGCATATACAGACAAAAACGGTTTTAGGCGATATTCCGCATACATTGGTCAAGCAACCGTAGAAAACAGAAAACGGAAAATATTCAAACCCATAATCTAAAAGAGGAATTTCAACAATGAAACAATTAAAAATACATAAAACAAAACTTACTCCAAAATACCGCCGCCAAATAGTGAAAGCAATATGCTCAGTAGTGTTCGCGGTCGGATTTTTCATAATAGCCGCAGATACAAAAGAGTTTGACGCAATACTGCTATTCATAAAAACACTCATAGGTTCGCCGTTATGCGCAGCGGGAATATTTGGCATAGCGAAAATAGAAAAATACGAGCAAATCATTTCTGAAAAGCACACATTAGCAGGATTACAAAAAGGAATGCGCAATGAACAATAAAATCAACCACAAAAAAATCAAACCGCACCCAAAAACACAAGATATAAAAGACGCGAAAACTGCGTGTTTTGCGTATTTATATAACGATTTCAAAGATGGCTGCGAAATACTAATAGAACAGCAATGTAAAAATTGTAAGTTTTTCAAATTACATAGATATGACTGATTATAACCATTTAACTGTATTAGAATTTTGCAAAACCAAACTAAGCAGCGGGCATAAATTGATTATCACCAAAGGCAGAGGAAAAGAAAAAACGCACATAGGCATATTTTACAGTTTTTCAGAAATTCCAAAAGAAATTTTAATGCTCCACCCCGATAATGTAGAATTTTTGAAAAAAGGATACGTTACGTTGAACATACGCCGATTAAAAGGTTTTACGAGTTACTATAACTAAATAAAGCACACGCTATATAAAACAAATACAATATATAGTGTGTGCTTAACCTTATTTTTCGGGCTTGTATTAGGTATTAACAACTCAACGAAACAAAAAACAAAAAAATCAGTGTCAAGGGGTTCGGGGCTTTGCCCCGATAGGGGGAGCGGGGGAATCCCCCGCACATAAGCAACGCAGTAATAAAAAACAGCGATGAGAAGTTTTGTCCGACAAAAAGCGGTATACCAAAGCGATAAATATATTGACGTTGCGTATTTCAACTATACCGATGAGCAAGCCAAAGCGGTGAGCGAACCATACTCCCGCCGAAAAGTGCGAAGTGAACCGTCCCGTCCCGCACAAACAGCGTTGAACGAAAAGAACGCTAAAATATATTTTGGTCAGTTAATAAACTGCAACTTTGGCGAGGGCGATATACACATAACAGCCACCTACGCACTCGAAAATACACCTGAAACGTTAGAACAAGCACAAAAAGAGATACACAACTTCATTAAGCGCATAAACTATCGCCGCATTAAGGCGGGACTAAAAAAAGCAAAATGGATAATGGTAACAGAAACAGTAGACGAAGACGGAGCGGATAAGCGCATACACCACCATATCATAATCGAAAAAGGGCTAACGCGTGACGAAATCGAGGACTGCTGGCAGGTCGGACGCGGCAAGAATAAAAAGCGAATAGGCTACATAAACACAGACCGATTACAGATAAGCGAAGACGGACTATGTGCAATAAGCAAATATTTGTGCAAGCAGCGGCACAAGAAAATGAGCAAGCGGTGGACTGCAAGCACAGGATTAGAAAAACCGTATGTTGAGCGGCAAGACAGCGTAATATCACGGAGTAAATTACACGACATAGCAAGCAGCAGAGTATCTCCAACGGAAATATTAAAACGTTTTGCCGGTTATGAAATCGTGCGTGATAGTTTTAACGTCAACTACAACGAAATAAGCGGGTATTATGTGAGTGTGAAACTTCGGAGAATAGAATATAAAAACAGTAAAAAAATTAGCAAAAATAAAAAACAGTGATTTTTGAAAAATCGGATAAAAAAGAGCGGTTAAAAAACGTGCGTTTTTGACCCCTGTTTTTCGCGTGTTTTTAACAAAAAATCCCGCTATTACAGTAAAAACAGAGTAAAAAAAGTTGACCCCTTTCGCGCAGGCGCGCGCGGGCGCATACGCGCGCGCGTTAATTGTAGGAAGTTTTAAGTGGAGTTTAAGAAATGGAACTAAAAAATTACAAAGAAATAAAAAGTAAAACTGAATTTTTGGAATATCAAATAAACAACTTAGAAGTGATAAAAGCCGCACAAGAAAAAAGTATCGAAAAATTAAAATCAGAGCGCGAAGAATTAAAATCTGATACTGAAAAAATCGAGCAATATATAGAATCAATACAAGATTACGTTACAAAACTGATTTTTGAATATAGATTTATCTACGGGTTCGAGTGGGCGAAAACAGTAAAAAAAATCGGAGCAGGATACACCGAGGACTTGTGTAAAAAGCGTGTTTACAGATACTTAAAACAAAACCCGCTGTAAAAGTGTCCTGTTTGTCCTTGATTTTTTGTGATATAATTAAACTACAACCTCGCACGAGGCGTTAGAACAAAAAGCAACGAGGGTGAATAGTGAAAATAAAAAAAGCAACAAGGCGCGAGTGGGAAAAAGACGAGCGTCTACTATCGTATATCGGATTATTAGCGTATGAATATCCGAAAAAAGAAGTAGCAAAAAAGATGGGCATAAGTCTATCCACGCTCAAACTATGGGCAAAAGAAAGCCCGATAATTTCGCAAGCACTAACAAAGACACGTGATAAGATAGTAAAAGAGTTAGAGGAAACGCTAAACTACAAAGCAAAAGGATTTGAATACGAAGAAAGCAAGACGGTAACCGTAAAAGGCAAAGGCGGAGAGCCTGACAGTGTGCGTGTTGAGAAGTATAAAAAATACTCACCGCCCGACAGCGCGGCGGCTATATTCCTAATCACCAACTTATCGCCTGAGAAGTGGCAGAACAAGCAAAAAGTAGACACGACCGTAAAAGGAGATACAGGCAAGTTAGACGAGATTATAAAACAATTATCTTTTCAAGATATTGAAATGAGCGTTACAAAAACTGCTGATAATGAGTGAAATAAAGTTAAGCCCGAAATACAAAGCATTTTTGAAACACACGGCGCAAGTCGAAATATTAGAGGGGACAACATACGCGGGAAAAACAACAGTTGGTGTAATAAAATTTATGTTTATGGTCGCGCACAGCAAACATAAAGACCATATTCTAAGCGGGTTAGACTTAGGCACACTTGAAAAGAACGTAATAACGGCAGAGTTAGGAATATTAGACATATTCGGCGATTTAGTAGAATACCGTCCAAACGGCGGAAACGGTATAACTAACCCGCATATACGATACAAAACGCGCAGCGGGTATAAAACAATATACGTTTTAGGATATGCGGACAAATCGCGATGGAAAAAAGCGTTAGGTGGTCAATATGGTTGCGTGTATATAGACGAGGCAAATATTGCCGATATAGACTTTTTGCGCGAGGTAAGCATACGTCAAAACTATATGATGATGACGCTAAACCCCGACAATCCCGACTTGACGATATACAGCGAATATATAAACAAAAGCAGACCATTACCGCAGTATGAAGGGCATTACCCGACCGAACTATTACAGCAACTAAACGCCCCGCCTAATGACGGCTGGGTGCATTGGTATTTTACATACAGAGACAACCCGATTATAACACCCGATAAGTTGGAGCAGTTGCTAAATTCAACGCCCAAAGGCACGAAGTTATATAAAAACAAGATATTAGGACTACGAGGACGAGAAACAGGGCTTATATTCAACCTTGAAACAAGCAGTATAATAACCGATGCGGAAGCCGCAACGTATGAATACAAGATATTCACTTGCGGAGTAGATACGGCATACAGCAGTAAGAGTGGGGATACAATAGCATTTAAGTTTGGCGGAATAACAACAGACGGAATATATATCAGCCTTGCGGAGATGGTAAAAAACAACAGAGACTTAAATAATCCTCTCAGCCCCTCAGACGTAGCACCTATGCTATGTGAATTTTTAGACAGGCAAAAAAAGCGATACGGATTAGCAAAGGCGGTATTTATCGACAGTGCAGACCAAGCAACGATATTAGAATGCAAAAAGTATAAAGCGAGAACGGGAAGCATATACAACTTCGCGCCGGCACATAAGCAGACAAAGATAATAGACCGCATAACGTTACAGCGCGGATGGATGGCGGCGGGTAAGTTCTTAATATGCGAAGAATGCACCGAGGGCATAAAGGAACTAAACACATACAGTTGGCAAGAGGATAAATACGACACACCCGAGGATAGAAACGACCATACAATCAACGCAGAACAGTATGCGTGGTTGCCGTATAAAGACAAGATAGGAGAAATAGAGCGTGAATACCAACCCATACGACATAGAGCAAATATTTAGCGAGATAGAGTTAGAACTTGTGCGTAGTATGAAACGCTCGGCAAGCAAGGGCGGATTTCACTACAACGAGCAGTTATACGAGGGCTTTAACTGGACGCAGTGGCAAGCGATACAGTTACGCGATATGCAGAAGTTCAGAGAGCAAAACGCGAATATATTAAAGCGCAAAAGCAAGGCGATAGATAAAGCGATACAAAAGCATATAGAGGACGAGTTCAAGGAAGCGTGGGATGCAGAGGACAAGAAGATACAAAAGGCATTAAAAAACGGCGTAAAACTAAAACGCAGTCCTACAAGCACGAATGAAAGTTGGTTTGGAATATATGACGAAAAGTTAAAAGCCTTGATAAAACAAAGCCGTAAAGACATAGACAACGCGAGTTATTCAGCCCTTCGGCGTGTAGACGATATATACCGTCAGATACCATACAAAGCGCAAGTGTTTATGAACACAGGCGTTACAACGTTAGGCGGCGCAATAGATATGGCAACGCGCGATTTTTTAAGCAAAGGAATATCCGCTATAACACTAAGCGGCGGTAATATGAATATAGCGAGTTACGCCGAAATGGTAATTCGCACAAGCGAAACAAGAGCGTATTTAGCAGGTGGCGGAGCAAAGCGCGCGCAATACGGAGAAAGTTTAGTGCTTGTGAGCAGATATGCGGGGTGTAGTCCTACGTGCCAACCGTGGCAAGGCAAGGTATATATTGATGACGTATACTCAAACGGCAAAGCAGGTGATTATTATCCTAACGTTTATGAGATGTTGTCAACTGCAATAAGAGCGGGATTATTTCACCCAAATTGCAGACACATAACAAGCACGTTTATCGAGGGCATGAACGAAATACCGCCCGAAATAAACAGAGAACAAGCAACAGAAAAATACAACAAAGAGCAAGAACAGCGATATAACGAGCGACAGATACGAAAATACAAGCGTCTACGTGATGGAAGTTTAGACCCTGCCAATCAAGCGAAATATGATTTGAAAGTCAAAGAGTGGGAAGAAAAGAACAGTAAACATATAGAGCAAAATAAGCACTTACAGCGCGATGAGCGCAGAGAGAAAAATTATTTTGCGGATTTCGACAGTAAAAAAATTACGTCTAACGCGCATATAGTGCGAGAGAGCGGAGATATTGTAGCGCCCGCAGCGGGTGATGAAGTAACTCCTCCGTTGACTAAAAGCGAAAAGCGTGGTATAATAAGCAACGCAGACACAGAAACAACACAAACATTACAAAGCCAAGACGGAAAATATATATTGCCGAGAGGTGTAAAGCTCACTAACGTAAAAACCATAGCCAAAAATTATAACGCGGATAACACAGTCAAAGTAATTGGAAAAAAGGATATTTATATTTTCCGAAAAGTCCGCAGGTTTACAAAGTTACAAATGGAAAAGAGGAAATAGTATACGGAAAATTTGAAATAGTCGAAGACGATGAAAACGGCAGCCTAAAAAAAGCGATATATGGAGAAACAAACAATGACACTCAAACAACGCCTATCAAATGAGTTAGAAAAAATTGAAACGGACAATGCCGAGAACTCAAAAGAATTTGAAAAAATGATGTGTAGCTGGCATTACGAACTCCTTAACATTTTCGAGTTAATACAGGAAAAAGAGCTATATTTTGAAAACAAATCAACAAGAGCAAAAAGCCGAAACGGTTATGTAATAGGAGGATATTGCGAAACCGCAATTATTTATGACGGAAAAAGCATATATGAGATTAACCCCGAAAACGATGAAATTATAAAAAAATTAAGTTTTGATGAGTTTTTGAAAAATGAATATTGCAGTATGCAAACAGTGAAATCAGGTTTTGAATTTGTGCGAGATTTTCATAAAAACATAATAACTCCACAGCGCGAACGAATAAACAAGCAAAGAAAGTTTATTTTTGAAAACGATAAAAGCATAATCAGCGGATAAAAGCAACGCTAAAAAACAAACAATGTCAAAAGACGATTATTTTGCAATAGTATATAAAATACTAAAATATTTATACTACTGCCTGAAAAAAGGGTATAACGTAAACGATGAGTTGCTAACGCCCGAGGCGTTAAACATAAGCAACGACTATCATTTTTATATTTTCGATAACATACAAGCGTACGGATACATAAAAGGCATATATGCGCCGAAAACGTTTGATAAAAACAAAGTGATAAATTTTATAAGCATAGAAATCACGCCCAAAGGTATAGAATACCTATGCGAAAACAACACGCTAAATAAATACGCAGGAATTGCAAAAGAAATAATTCATATTATCAAACCATAAAACAAACAAAAAACCAAACAAAACAACCGTAAAACCTTGAAACAAAAGGCTTTACGGTTGTTTTTTACGCGTTAAAAAAAGTTAAAAAGTGTCCCGTTTGTCCCTTGTTTTTTGTGGTATAATGTAGATATACAAAAATCAATGGACAAGTCAAGCAATGGGACTTAACGATAAGCTGAAAAGCGGAATACGCGGTTGGTTAGGAATTGTGGAAGCCCCTGAAAGCCGAGTAATAATCCGCAGCCCTATAAGCGAGCATAACGAGATGTTATTGAATCGCTTGTGGTATAGAGGAATACCCAGCGAACTTCAACAGTTTTACGAACAGATAGATGACGGAGTGGGCAATATATCTTTTTGGCGGTCAACAAGCAGCACGGGTATAAACTTCCGCAAGATACATAGCGGAGTTCCGAAAATCATAATAGACACGTTATGTAATATAGTTTTACGCGACCTAAACGGAATAAACATAACGGACGAAAAAGCGGGTAAAGTGTGGAGAGATATATCAGAACGAAACGATTTTACAAGCGTAATGCAAAAAAGCCTTAAAGACTTGCTCATATACGGCGAGATATGCTATAAACTGCGGTATAACATAGCAGAAAGCGAAACCCCGATAATAACAGCACTAAACCCGACAGAGTTTGAAAAAGAATATACACACGACAAAGTAACAGCGATAAAATTTCCGCTTTTCAAAAACGACAAATATGAAATAATAGAGGTTTACGCGGAAAGCGGGATATACTACGAAGCGACAGACAAAAAAGGCAAAGCGATAGACATAAAGAGCATAAAAGGTTATGACGATTTAGAGCCGTTAGAAACGCCCGCCCCTCTATTTGTGTATGTAAGCATAGGAAAAAGCATATTAAGCGGAAAGCACAACCAGTTTGACGCGCTTGACGAAATAATAAGCCAGTGGATAGACGCACTAAGGGACGCGCGCAACAACAAGTATATACCCGAAGATTTAGCACCACGCCACCCACAAAGCGGAAGACTATTACCTCCTAACAGTTTTGACAACCGATACATAGCCACAGGTATGGACTTATCTGAGGGCAACAAAAACAAAATCGAAGTTGTAAGCGGAGATATAAAACACGCAGCGTTAGAAGCAACATATAATACTTTTCTTGACTTGTGTTTGCAAGGTATAATAAGCCCATCTACAATAGGCGTAGACGTTAAAAAGTTAGATAACGCTGAAAGCCAGCGCGAAAAAGAAAAGTCAACGCTATACACACGCAATCGTATAATCGAAGTTTTAGAGCAAGCGATAATAAAACTTGTTAAAAACAGCGTAACGCTGACAAACTACATAAACGGTGTGGATAACGAAGAATTTGAAGTAAGCGTAGTATTCGGAGAATACGCAAACCCGAGTTTTGAGGCAATAGTTGAAACATTGGGTAAAGCGAAAACTTCGGGACTTATGAGCAACGAAACGCTTGTTAATGAGTTATACGGCGATAGTTGGACAGATGATGAAAAAGCCGCCGAAATAGAGCGGTTAAATGCTATTGACGGAATAACACGATTAGACATAAGCGACAGCACGGACGATATAAGCATTATATAACCTTACGCGAGATGTCCCCCGCCTCTTAGGCGGCTGCCGCAAATTTTAACAAAGTTTATTGTCAGTGGGAATAGGTTTTTTGAATTTTCCCCTATTCCCCTTAGCTCCTTTTCCCCCTGAGAATAACATAAAATAAAACAAAAAGGAAAATCACAAAATGAAATCTATTTTACCCGAAGCCCTTAATAATCGCCCTGAAATACGTATAGGCGAAAAAATCTATAAGATAGACGATAGAAAATCGTCAATGATTAAAATAAACAAAATCAACAACGACAAAAAACTATCGGATATAGATAAGTTAGACGAGATACTAAAAGTAGCGGTAGGCGAAGATGCCGGAAAAGAAATAATCAATGCGGATTATTCTTTTAGAATATATATCGAACTTATCAAAATTATAACAGCGTCTATAACAGGGGAAGATTATGAGGTGGTAGATAAACGATTTCAAAACGCAAAAGACACAATCGCATAATGAACAGCCGCCTTTTGACTTAGAATATGACAGCGAACTAATAGAGCAAAGTGTAGCAAAGCAATATCACATATTGCCAAGCGAACAAGACGAGTTGAAATATACCGACTGGGCGAAGTTAGTAAGCGGGCTAATGCACGACACACCGTTAGGTCATATAGTCGAAATACGCACACAAAAAGACAAAAACGTATTAAAACAATATGGAGCGTATGAAAAGCGTATCCGCTCCGATTGGCAGAAGTTTTTGAGAACTAAATCAAAAGGTCAAGCCGATATTATGGGCGATATAAGTTTTTTACAAGCGGGATTAAAGGCGAGTTTTGGTAAAGGAACATAAATGACAGGCACGAATGTAGGCGGCGTATATTTTGATTTATCCGTAAATAACAGCGGATTTACAAAATCAATACAGCAAAACGCTAACTCAGCGCAAAGCACAATGAGTAAAGCGATGTCGAGTATTGGCAAAGCAATAGCGTCAGCATTTGCGATAAAAGCAATAACGAATTTCGGTCAGTCTTGCATAACCGCCGCAACCGAAATGAATTCTGCATTTATGGGCTTGCAAAGCATACTTTCAGCGCAAGGCAAGAGTTTCGCGGCAGCACAGGACTTTATAAACGACTATGTAGAAGACGGATTAATACCCGCAACAGATGCGATAACAGCATATAAGAATTTAGCAAGCCGAGGATATGACGATACTCAGATACAAAGCACGCTAACGTCATTAAAAGACGCGGCAGCATTCGGCAGAGCATCAGCGTATAGTTACGGCGAAGCGATACGCTCCGCAACCGAGGGCTTGAAAAATGAAAACAGCGTATTAGTTGATAACGCGGGCGTAACTAAGAACGTTGCTAAAATGTGGGAAGAATACGCCGCTAAAATAGGCGTATCAAGCACGGCTTTAACTCAAAATCAAAAGATACAAGCGGAAGTTGCGGGCATACAAGCCGAAACAGCATATCAAACAGGCGATGCCGCGAGATATGCAGGAACGTATGCGGGAAGTGTTGCAAGGCTAACGGCGCAGTTTTTAACGTTAAAGCAAGCGTTAGGAAATTTGATTATACCGATAGCGAACGCAATTTTACCGTATATACAAAAAGCGATAAGTTGGTTTCAGACGTTAGCGAATACAATATCAAAAGTTTTTGGTGTTAATTTATCTGGAACAGCAAGCACAGCAACAAGTGCGATTGAAAATTATACGACTTCTACAAACGCAGCGACAGCCGCGACAAATAATCTTGCGAAAGCGAGTAAAAAAGCGGTAGGGGTGCAAGGATTTGATAATGTCAACAACTTAGGAAAAAGCGGCGAAGATACAGAAGTATCAAGCGTAAGTGTCCCAAGTGGCACAGAGATAAGCCAAGACGGAGCATTACCGCTTATAGTAACTCCCGTATTAGAAAACAGCGGAGAAACGTTTAAGGGATTAGAAAAAGTTTTTGAATTTATCAAGAAAAACATTAAAGACATAGAAGCGTTAGCAATAGGCTTTTTAGGCGGAGTGTTACTTGTCAAATATTTACCTAAAATATTAGAACTCGTAGAAGCAATAAGCGTTTTCGGATTAAAAGACGGCGTTAAATATTTTGTAGGCGGCGAAGCGGGGGCTGCTAAATTTACCGCTGCGCTTAAAAATTTAGCAGCGCAAGCATTGATTATAGGCGGCACAATGATAGCGGCGTTAGGTATAAGCAAAATAGTAGAGGGTTTCAAAGAGGGAGACGCGGCAACAGTCGCAATAGGTATAGCACTTTTAGCGTTAGGAGCGATAGCGATTACAGCGGGAACTATGATTAACGCAGGCATAAAAAAAGCGACTGCCGGATTGATAATTATCATAGAAGCAATAGTTGTGCTTATAGCACTACTTGCGGCTTTGGTAGCGTGCTGGGTAACACAAAAAGACAGTATAATGAGCGTAGAAGAAAGTGAAAAAGCGTTAGCGGAAGCAAAGCAAGCGACCATTGACGCAACAAAAGCGCAAACAGACGCGCTAAATACCAACTTAAACGCTATTGACGCGGCAGAGCAAGCGGAAAAAGATTTAGCGGAAGCGGAGAAAAGAACAGGGCTATCGGGCGCGGCGTTAGAAGCACAGGTTAAAAGCGGAACGCTATCATACCAAAATATGACAGCAGAGCAACGAGAAGTATATAGAGCGTATGTTGACAATATCCAAAAGCAAGACGCTATGACAGCCAGTCAAGCGGAATTAGAGCAAGCGACACTTGACTTGACTGCCGCGAAAAAAGCGGAGCAGATGGCAAGTTTTGAAAACCAGTTAGCGTTAGCGGCAGAAAAAGGCAACTATGACGAGTATAAAGCCAGCGTAGTAGATGCGTTTAATAAAGGCGAAGTATCGGCGGAAGAAGCAAGGGACTTAATAGAGCAATCAATGAGCCGAATGAGCGATGCGGGACGCAAAACTTTTATGGAGGACTTACCCAGTGATATAAGTAACGGAATGGACCCCTCTAAATATCAAACAAGTTGGCAGAAATTCAGTAACTGGTGCAGTAACGTATGGAACGGACTTGTTGATGGCATAAAGAACATATGGAACGGAATAGCGAACTTTTTCACGAAAACAATACCGAGTTGGTTTACTTCTGCGAAAGATAAAATTGTCGATATATGGAACAGCATAGTAGATTTTATAAAAAAGCCTATAAATTTTGTTATATCGGGAATAAACAAAATAGCGTTTGATGTCCCCGACTGGGTGCCGTTAATAGGCGGTAAGCATTTTGGCTTTAATATACCAATGTTAGCGCAAGGCGGTATTGTAAGTCAGCCAACTCTTGCAATGGTAGGCGAACGCGGACGCGAGGCGGTAATGCCGTTAGAGAATAATACAGGTTGGATCGACCAATTAGCGGCAACGATATATAACGTTATGTCTGCTTCTGGCGGCACTATGACACAGCAACAGCAACAGACAAGCGCGAACGTAACGCTTAATATAGACGGTAAAGAAATAGCAAGAGCATTGAATGCTCCGCTTGAATATGAGCGAAACAAGAGCGGAATAGCCGCGCGGTTAGCGATAGTGTAGAGGTATTGATATGTTTTTACAGGTGCAAGGCGTAGAGATGCCGCAAACAACAGAAATACAGGTAGATACATACACAATAACCGAAAGCGAGCGCAACGACAGTGGATATATGATACACGAGTTTATAGCCAAAAAGCGAAAACTCACCGCAAGTATAGGAGTATTAACACACTCCGAGCGACAAAGCATATACAACGCTATAAACCAAAACAATGGGCTATCGCTAACAGTAACATACCACTCACCCGAAACAGGCACACCTCAAAATATGAACTGCTACGTAGGAGACCGCAGTATAAAACTACTAAAATGCGAAAACGGAATACCTACATACTGGTCAGATTTCAAATTAACTTTAATTGAAAATTAAAATATTAACTAAACTATATTAGGAGAACACACTCAAAATGGCAGTAAACACATTACAAGCAACAATAAACGGTTCTACATACGATTTAACGTATAATAGCAGCAGCGGCAAATGGGAATCGACCATATCCGCGCCAAGCGCAACTTCGTATAACCAAACAAATCACTACTATCCAGTAACATTAACTGCTACCGACTTAGCGGGCAACGTTACAACAGCAAACGACCAAACAAGCGGTTCAGTAGGCACTGCTTTACGCTTGACTGTAAAAGAAACCACAAAACCAACAATCAGTGTAACCAACCCGACAGCGGGACAATACACAGCAGACGCAACGCCTACTATTCAGTGGACTGTAAGCGATAGCGGTTCTGGCGTAGATAATACAACAATAGCATTATCTATTGACGGCACGGCAGTATCTAATAGTTCAATTACTATAACAGGCACAGGAACAACGCGCACGTGTTCCTACACACCAACAACTGAATTAACAGACGGAAGCCACACGCTTGTATTTAACGCAAGTGATAACGATGGCAACGCGGCAACAGCAGTTACACGCTCGTTTAATGTGCTTGCGAATCAGCCGGCACTGTCAATCACAAGCCCCGAAGATAATTCAATCGGAAATTCTACGACCGTAACATTATCGGGTAGCACAGACGGCACGAGCGTTAAATATAAGTTAGATAGCGGTTCAGATACAGCAGTTACATTATCAAGCGGTTCATTCTCGACTAACATTACAGGGATTTCTAACGGAACGCACACAATACAAGTAACCGCAACAGGCGCAAGCGGTCTCACGAGTGTAGAAACCCGCACAATAACAGTAGACACGGTAGCACCGACAATTAGCGCAGTAACAATCACTCCCAACCCAGTAAACACTGGTGCAACATTTACAATCAGCGTAACAGTAACTGACTAATGATTGAAAATGTTACAGCGCGAATAAATGGATTATATGACATAGAGTTAACGCTAAACTCTAACGGCACGTGGGGGATGGACAACATCCCCCCGCCGCAAGACGGAAGTTATATATTGAGCATAACCGCAACAGACACCGCGGGCAACGTTGCATATAATACATACTATCGTTTAACATACGACCCCGCAACACTTGAAATTAAACTATTGCCTATTGATTTTGAGATAGCGTTACAAACAATTAAGGACGCGAGAAATGACAATAACACGAATTAAAGGCGAACGCCGCACAATACGCTTTAAGTTAGACAGCCGAAAATTCGGAGTGTTTGTAATATCTAACGCTATGTGGACATTATACGACAAGCGCAAAAACATAGTAGAAACTGGTGAATGTGTTATCGAAGACAAAGAAATAACAGCAAACGTAGAATTCGAGGATAGCGGAATATATATGTTAGAGGTAACGGCACAAGTTCGGGATGATATATTAAAAAAGCGTGAATATATCGAGGTGTTATGTTAAGCGTAAGCAGTGGGTTCAACGCGGCAGCGGAGAGTATAGTCCGAGAAACAAAAGCGAGAATAACGCTATTGTTTACCGACAGCGAATATTTGGAGAATGAATTCAATGCCGGAGACGGAGCGTCAGCAAACACAAACGCGGGAATTACTCAACTATCAAACCACGCGAAAGAGTTTTATACACACCAGTGGGCGCGAATATCTCCTAACACTTGCTTAGACAATTTCACTTTTGGCGAGTTAGAAAGTTTTACTTTTTCGGGTCTTGAACAGTTATACTACAAAAGAAATCCGAACCAAAGCCCACTTTATTGGGAGTTAGGAGTATCATATATCCCGCCATATGAAGAAGATAGCCCCGTTGAATATGGATATTGGAGCAAAGAAGTATCAAACGCAAGCGGAAATTTCAGCGGACAAAACGCGGTATATTTAGAGTTTGAAAACGAGGTAAACCTACCAACACTAAAACTATATTTTGACAACGACCCCGAACAATACGCAACAGGCTTTAATCTATATAAAAAATCAGCGGAACAAGGGGCGGACTACGTTTTAATATATAGTGCTACGAATAATACTGAACAAGAACTAAAACTAATTCTAAACGAGCAAAACGTTAAAGAGTTAAAATTAGTTCCTATCAGTTGGAGTAAATCTTATGAGCCGTTTAGACTGTTAGAATTTGAAGTATTCGGCGATAACATAACGATTAACGATGACGAACTTTTCAGCGTTAAGGTAATAGAGAGCTGTGAAGAAGACGGAGTATTATCTTTTGGAACGCGCACGCTTGAAGTATCTGTAAACAACGAAAATGACATTATATTAAAATCGTATGTAATACCTAACATAAAGATTTTAGCCGAAATGTCGTATAAATTGGAGGACGGCAGTTATGAATGGGTAAGCGCGGGATTATTTTACACTACTGAATTTTTGTTTGAAAAAGCGAATAAAAAGGTAAATATAACAGCGGTTGATATTTTAACGCTTTACGATGATATAAGCATAGAAAATCAGTTCACGCTGAACTACACAGACCCGGCCGCAGCAATAGAGCAAATGGTCAGTCGCACTAACGCGATTATTCCGAGCGTAGAATATAGCGGTGAAGCGGGAAGTATTGATATTGACGATTATTTAGTTGAGCCGAAAACGTTACGAGAGGCAGTATTCGAACTTGCGAATAATCTATGTTGCGGAGTATACACAAAGCGAGACGGAAGTATATACATATGCAATAGCGCAATAAGCGGTAGCGTATACACACTAACACCCGACAGCACAAAACAAGGCGGCGTTAAAACAACACTGATAAAGCAGTTAAATACTGTAACGGCAGCGACAAAAAATGATGATTATATAGACAGTTTTCAAATAGATTATCAATCACACGAAAACGCAAAGTATACGCTAAGCCTTATATCCGAAAATTTGGCAAACTTGCAAACAGCAATGAGCGTGTTAGAAAACTATTTTTTAACACGCAAAATAAAAAACGATATAGAATGCAGAGGTAATGTAGCCGTTGAAATAGGAGATACTGTAAAATTCATATCAAAAACAGGCGAAATACAATACGGCATACTAACCAAAGCGGAATATACATATAGCGGAGCGTTGAAAGCAAAGTGGACGTTAAAATCACAATCTATATCAGATAACGAATATATAGACGAATACACTTTTAATCAACTTGAAACTTATTTTTACAGCGGACTTGAAAACTTAATGTTTGGAGTAACTTCATAATGGCAGAGTGGATAACACCAAAAACAGACTGGGAAGCGGGAGAATGCCCGACAGAAAATGATGTAAACCGTTGGGAAAACGATTTACAGTATCTAAAAGAACAAATCGATATTATTAAACAAAATTTAGGAATTACATAATATGGCAGTTCAAATAGATAACGTAACAATCACACCAAACCCTGTAAACGTAAGCACTGCGTATATAATAAGCGTAGGAGTATCGGAAACGCCAAACTATTTAGACGATGCAACGTTTTCGCGTTTAGAATTGTTGACGTTTTCAATATTAGACACAGAATACAAATATAAAGGATAAAATAAAAATGGCAACTTCAAATTTAGGGCTGAATTTAGGCGTATCGGGAAACAACTTTTCAACAAGCGAATATAACGCCAACTGGGAAACGCTTGACAAAAACTGCATGCCGGTAGTAACAGCAACGCGAAGCGGCACAGCATATACAGCAAGCCTTGCAAATTTTGTGCTAACAACAGGTATAAAGTTAGTGGTAAAATTCAGCACGGAAAATACTTCCTCTAATACACTCAACGTAAACAGCACAGGCGCAAAATACATATACGCTAACGGCGTGTATGCAGTTGCGGGAACGATAAAAGCAAATAGTGAGCATATTTTAGAATACAATGGCACGCGTTGGAATATTACAGGCTTTATTCCTAACTATGACCAAGCGAATATATTAAGTTATGGTTTAACTGACTTAACAGCAGGGGATAACATAACAATAACTGGTTCAGGAAACTCACGCACAATAAGCGGTTCAGGTGGCAGCAACCTTTTAGGCTTAACGGAAACATATACAGGAGCGTCGGGCGGTTACGGCAACGTTGGCTTAGGCTTTAACACGCTTTCTAATTCACCGAGCATAGGACAATTTAATGTTGCTATCGGCAAAAACGCAGGTCAATATTTAGGCAGCGATTCTCAAAAAAATACTTTTATCGGGTTTGGAGCGGGTAGACAAGCACAAGACCAAGTGGAATGCGTAATGATAGGTTCGCGTGCTGGTGAGTATATAACAGGAACACGAGCGGTATTTGTCGGCGGTCAAACTTCACCCTATGCGTCATATAGTAATTTTGGCAACGCTACAATTTTAGGATTTCAAACGTCTGTTCTTAAAAGTTATATCTCTAATTCTACCGTTTTAGGTTATGATGCCGCTAATCTATTGACTGCAACAAATCAATGCCAAATAGGCGCGAGCGGTCAAAGTGTATACGGAAGTTCGTCATACAACACACGTTCGGACGAACGAGACAAGGCGGACATATCGAATTTAGAATACAACGCACTCGAATTTATAAACGAGTTAAAGCCCCGCCAGTATCGCTGGGATATGCGTGATGACTATTGGGAGGTAATCACAGTAAAAGAATGGCTGGAAAGCGGACTAACACAAGAGGAACAAGCGCAGTGGGAAGATTATATCGAATACGATGAAAACAATAAAGAAATCGAATTAAAACGCAGACGATGTGAACGCGATGGCAGTAAAAAACGCACACGATTACACAACGGACTAATCGCGCAGGAAGTTAAAGCCGCAGCGGACAAATTAGGTTTTGATTTTGGCGGCTTCCAACACCACAGTGTCAACGGCGGGGCTGACGTAATGTCATTAGCATATGAGGAGTTTATCGCTCCGCTTATTGGAGCGGTGCAAGAACTAAGCGCAAAAGTAACAGAACTCGAAAACAAATTAAAAACAAAAAATAAAAAATCAACAACAACAGGAGAATAAAAAATGCCGATAGAAATCAACAACAAAAATCGCATAGTAGCAATTATAGACGATGCACGAGTAGTTGTCGTAGGCGAAGACGGAAAAGAGCAATTATTCCGCACTGTTCCCAAAGGTTCACATTTTACGCAGTATGTAGTGAAAGAAACCGATAAAGCAGAGTATGCGTTTGAAACTGATGGATATTTTCACGTAGGCGGCGGCAAATTAGCGCATAAAGACGATTTCCGCATTGACGAACAAGGCGAAGACTTTTTAGGCATAGAACACGTAGATAACGACTAAAACAACTACTAATTATGGCAAACGCAATAGCAATTTTAACCGCAACGGGTGCGTTGATAACAACGCTTACAACGTTAATATCAACAATAAAAGGATTAAAAGAAATCGATAAACGCACACGACGCAACGAAATTTTAAGCCTTATGAATATTGACTACTCTCGTAATGCTATAAGAAACTCGCCGCCCGAGCATTATATCGAAATTCATGAACTGATAGACGAATACGAAAGCAAAGGATACAACGGCTATATCAAAGAAAAGATTAAAATTTACGATAGCTGGTATACCAAAATTAAAATAGGAGAAATTACAATATGAAAATAACATACGGCACACTATTACGAACAGCGATATTATTTTTATCGCTTTTAGCAACAATTCTCACAACGCTTGTTGGAGTATTTCCAAACGCTAAATG